GCCGCAATAAGGTTAGACACACTACAGGGGGATATAACACTTATGAAATCAGCTTTAGAGGGGTTAGGACTTGCTCTTGGTGAGTCTATAAATCTTAAATTAAGACAGGTTATTTTTAGGTTTACAGAATGGATTAGAAGTATAACAAATTCTCCTAAAAAACTAGAGAGATTAAAATTTGCAATAAAAGCTGTTGGTTTAGCACTTGTTTTTATGATTTCAAAAATGGCTGTAATGGGTATTGTGGCTTGGATAAGAAATATGAAAGCATTTGCTATGGCTTGGTATGGTTTAGTGGTGCAAATTAATGCTGCCACAGGTGCTTTGGCTAAATTTAAAGTTATGTTATCAAGCACTGGTATAGGTCTCCTTGTAACTGTTCTTGGAACAGTAGCTGCTGGGTTTATGACCGCTAAAGTGGCAACAGAAGATTTTGGTGATGAGATTACTGAACTTGAAATGCAGACACAAAGGTTAATATCTGCATTTGAACAACAAGTTGATGCTATATTAGCTTTAGATAGGGCTGATGCACAGAGAGCTAAAATGATAAGGCAACTTAAAGCTGAGTTTGGTGATAGTATATTAAGGGGTATTGATATTGAATTAGCTGATGATGAGCAATTAAGAAGATTAAAAGTTCTCTCTAAAACCATGGGAGATATGATTCAACAAATAACTGAGGCTGAAGACGCAACTGATGTCTTTAGAACAGCTGTTGATATAGTTGACGAGGAATTAATGTATGCTGCCAAGAAATTAACACACTATTATTCGGATATTGATGATGTGTTTGGTACTGAACAAATAGATAAATATGGAGTTGAGATAAATAATCTTAGGAGAGATAAATTAGCACTCTTCTCTACTGATGAGATTACAGATTATGGTAAAGAGTTTGTGAAGCTAGTAGCTATGCACAAAGGGTGGTCAGTGGATAGAACATTTAGGTTAGTTAGGCAAGAAGATTTAGATTCTGATATTGAGATATTTAGACATTTTGCTAGTGAATTAACTAGTATAATCACTAGAGTTAGTAAGAAGCCAGACTTAGTGGGTAATGTGTCGCCAATATGGGTATCAGGAGAGTGGGAAAGAGATTTAGAAGAAGAGTTTATACCAGTAGTAATGCGACTTATTGAGGAGAGTGAGTGGGCTATGGAGCAGTTTGGTAAAATTTTTGTAGTTGATGGTCAAGAGGTGCAAGGAACTATTTTTCAACAACTAGCGGACATAGAGAGTAGTTTTTCTATGACAAAAGGATTAGAGGTTAATTGGGAAATGGTTATGGAGCAGTCAGATGGTGAGTTGCAAAAATTATTAGATTTAATTGATAAGTTTAATACTGATGCTCAAAAACGATTACAAGAAGACCCTTTAATTAAAAATCTTTTGTATAAGGATGATTCAACAAGACAGAAATTAAGAAGTGGTTTTTTAGATGATTTAGATAATTATAGAACATGGGGTGAAGAGGCACAAAATGCTGAACTTGAAAGAATGAAAGAGCATCTTAGATTATTAACAGTGGCAGAGGAGTATTATAGACTTGAACAAGCTGGCCGATTAATAGAGGCTAATGATGTATTAAGGGAGGGTGCGAAAAACATTGGTCAACAAGATATAATACTAGATATGGTAGAGAAACAAAATCAGGCTCTACCTGTTCTTTTGTCAGAAACATTAAGACATTTTTCTAATTTAGAGAAATCTTTTAATAAAAACGCTAAAGAATCTGGTGAGGACATGAATAAAATTGTCACAGTTCAGTTACAAAACACAAAAAATCATTTTAAGAAATTAAAAAAACTTCAAGCACAGTTTTATGCTGATGAATTTAAAGCTAAAATGGAGTCAATAAAAGCGAAGCATGATATAGAAGTGCAAGCTCATGAAGACGAATTAGATTTAATGGAGAGAAATCTTAAAGATTTAAAAACAATTAGAGAGGGTGATGCAGAAGAGGGTATAGCACCAGCTTCAGTGTTTCAAATGAGTGAGTTTATTAAGAAAAATAAATCTAAGTATCAGGCAATAAAAGAGCTTGACGCACAAGCTTATCTTGAAGCAATAAGTGCCTTAGATGTACACAAAGATGCTATGCTGCAAATTATAGATAATATGATAGCAGAAGAGCAAGAAAAAGAAAAACACAATATAGCTTATTTAAAACAAATCAAAAGACAGTTCCAAAGAGATGAGGAAGATTTATTATTGGAAAGGAGGCAAACTTATGAACAAAATGCTAGAGACCTTGCCGATATAGAACTTGAAATGAGTGTTGGTAGCACTATTATTAATAAAAAATTTAAAGAACAGAGAGAGCAGGCTTTAGCTAATAAAAAAGCTACTGATAAACAGATAATAGAAACTCATCAAAAAACCAACCAAAGAATACAGCAGGATTGGGCTGATGAACTTTTTGCTGAGGTTGATTTTTGGGATGAAAAAATTAGATTAGCAAAAGAGGGTGCTAAAGCAGCTTCTGAGGCTAAAGTTACAGAGCTTGAGACACAGAGAGATGATGAAATTGCTGATTTAGGCCCTGAACCTGATGAAACCGCAGACCCACAAGCATTTGCAGACTATCACCTTAAAAAAACTGAATTAGAAATAAAGTGGAATAACATTATTGAAAAAGAAAGATTGGCTCACATTCAAAGGTTAGAGAACATTGAAAAGGGGAATATAAGAAGTGTTATTGATTTAAACAAAAAGAAGAATGATGCTATAACGAAAGTTACTGATGAGGCTAATGACGCTATAATAGATAATGATAATAAGAAAAATATACAACTTAAAACCAATCAAGTAAACTATGACGATTGGTCTCTACAATCCACTGAAGAGCAGATGCAGGGGATAATAGATACTTATGCTCAAGCTTTTTCAGCATTAAGTGCATTGTGGGATAATAGGATTGCTATGGAAAGAAAATTCTTAGAAGAGAATTTTAGCACAAGAATGGATGATTTAGATAGACAAGCTAATGCAGAGATAGAGTCTTTTGAGGGTAATAATGAACAGCAAGAAGCTGCTAGAAAGAAGTGGGAAAAGAGAAAGGAGTTAGAGCAGGAGCATCAAGATATGAAATTAAGAGCCTTAGATGAAAAGAAGTTTAAAAGAGAAAAAGCTAATAATGTAGCTATGGCTTTAATGAATGGTGCTTTAGCTGTTGCTAAAGTTTGGGGAGAAACTGGACCTGCTGGTTTTGCGTTAGCACCTATTGTAGCCGCCCTAGTTGCTGCTCAGGTTGGATTAATAATGGCACAAGAATTTGTTGGTCAACATGGAGGTCTTATTCCTGAGTTTGGAGCAGGAGGAATGGTTCATGGACCTAGTCATTCAAAGGGCGGTGTTAAGTTTGGAGTAGGTGGAAGAGTTGTTGAACTAGAGGGGGGAGAGGCTGTTATAAATAAAAAATCAACAGCCATGTTTAGACCCCAACTTTCTGCCATGAATGTTGCTGGTGGTGGAGTTAAATTTGCTAATGGCGGTGTTACACCAGGCGTAAATCCTGTTATGAATAAGAATAGTAATTCATCAGAACAATTTGCTATGGTTGCTCAAAGAATAATAGACGGTATAAATGATAAAGAGGTATTTGTTACAGAATCTAGCGTTACTGATACTCAAAATTCAATTTCTGTTACAGAATCAAACGCTGTTCTTTTTTAATTTAAAAAAAAACATTATATTTGCGTATGAAAACATTAATAAGACTTTTTTGGGATATTATTATAGGTAAAGGTTTTAAAAGAGCTTCTCAAGAAAAGTTTGATAAAAGAATGTCTATATGTAGAAAAAATACATGTGGTTCTTATAAAAAACCTTTAGGAATACAACCTTTAGAAAAATGCAAAGCTTGTGGATGTTTTTTGAATTTTAAGAATAGGGTTGATGAATTTTATATAGAATGTCCTAAAGGCTTATGGTAAAAAAATATAAGATAAGTAAAGAGCAGAGAATAGAGATAGAAGACTTGCATGGTATTATAAATAGGCCAGGAAAAGTTAGGTTTGATGTTGAGAAAAAAGAGGCTATAAAAAAGTTGTTTGTTTTTCATAATGATATTTTTGGAACAAATTATGAAGAGAGTAACTCAACTTGTCCTGGTTGTGTTAAAAAGATTATAAAAAACATAAATAAATTAGTTGATTCATGGCAAATAGACAAGAAGTAGTTTTTGAATTTAGGGATTTGGTTTATGAGCAATTATTCTATAGGTTCGGTGATGGGTTTGAGTTAAAAGATGTTATTTATCATTTTTCTGAACTAGGAATTATACCCCCTAAAGTTTTAAGGAATTATATGATGATACAAGATTTTGACAGGTTTCTTGTAGATAACAAAGGTCATGTTGGAAATACATTTATAGACCTTTCTGTTAAATATAATATATCAGAAAAGCAAGCTAAAAATATAGTTTACAAACAAAGAGATAAATTTAAATCTGAATCTAATATAAAGATTTAATCTAAATCAAACTCCATATACCCCTTATACCCCCATATTTTTTTAGCATGTATAGTGTGGACATGAGAATCTTCTTGGAAAAGAGAATCCATTAATCCTTTCATTAAATTATCAACATCAGGTCTTTGTTGATGTGGTTTTCCATCCATCTTAGCCATCTTCTTTTTGCTCCAAGACTTTGGCATTGGAATACAAAAAACAACCTTTATAACGTCTTTTATCTCAATTCCGCAAATATCTATTTGAGCTTGTAATCTGGTTTTATAATCCCAATAATTTAAAACACAAGGCCTCTTCTTCCACCTATCAGCCCTTGTCATTCTAGGTTTAGGAAGAGGGTTTATGTAGAATGTTTTTTTCATGCCTGACAAAGTTCTAGTATCTCATCTTCAATTTCCATTACCCATAATTCAGCAATTTCAAAAAGTATATCTGTCACATCTACATTGTCTATTTCTATTCTATCTATTTCAACTTCAGCCTCATCATCTGGAACATCATAATCTCCACTTTTAACAGGCTTATAATAAGAGTAGTGTACTATTACTTTTTTTTCTGTTCCATAAAAAGTCACTTCATATTCTGATTTTATATCTGGTTTCATAATTAATCTTTTTTTATTTTTTCTAATTCAAATTTTAAATGTGCCATAGCTTTAGTTATACATTCCACAGGGCTTTTGTGTTTTCTTTCAGCTCTTAATAAATATGTTACAGCAGTTCCAATGTTATAAGACAGCTCAAAATCTTCAACAACTTTTCTAGCCTCATATTTATATTTACTACCTATGTAATAATCAGGTATATCTAAATCTACTATATCATTTTTTGGTAAACACTCTTTTTCATCATAAACAACTCCATCAACAGAGTCAAATTCGTATGGGTAAACATCTTTATTTTTAGTCATAATTACATTAATTTTAATTGGTTAACACTTTCTTTTAAATACATTGAAAAATCTTGGTCTTCTGTTACTTCATTATATCTACCATTTTGGATGTTATATTTAAAAACAGATTCACCTATCTCTCCTATATGTCTAAATTTAACTTTCTGAACATACACATGACTATGGCTTGTTGCAAAATCTCTATAAACAGTTATCCCATTGTCAACTTGATTATAAAAATTTGCAGAGCCTGCTATATCGTATAATGTAGGTACTTCATAAAGTCCATTTTCTTTTTTATTCATTTTTCTTGGATGTGCCACAAGAAATATATGTAAATCATATTTTTGTTTAAATATAGTTAATTTTGTTAAGAACTCATTTATATATTGTGTTTCACTTTGAGAACCAAAACTAGCATGTATTTTATTATATGGGTCTATTATTAAACCTTTAATACCATACCTCCTTACAAGTCCAGCTGCCGCTTTCAATATCTCATCTATTGTAAAAACATCACCATCAGGTCTTATCCAATGGTAATGTGATGATATAAACTTTTTGGCCCAATTTAACTCCTCCTTATTCATTCTATCATAAATAGTATCTTTTCTAAAAGATTTACCTATAAATTTTTCAGCCAAAACAGAGAAGTGTAATTGTAGAGGGTAGTGTTCAGGTGAGAATACTCCAAAATTCCAACCATGTTTAGCTGACAATCTCATACATATATGCTCTAGCCAATTACTTTTACCATGAGTTGGAACTCCTGTTATAACAGTTAATTGTGATGTTGTGAAAGAGAATTTTGTGTCAAAATCTTTATGTCCAGTTAAATCACCTCTTTGTAGTCCTTTATTGTAAAGTGAATCAATATCCTGATTAAATAAAGAAACATCAATAACACCCTCTAATGGATATGGTTTAGCCTTATCTATATATCTCTTTAAATCCCCATTATTACAAATAACATCATTTGCATCTTTTAGTTCTCCAAAATCTACTCTACAACAAATATCTCTACCAATTCTTCTTGATAACTCTTCTCCTAGTTTAATGCCAGGCTCATCACTATCAACAGCTATATAAACTTTTTTAAAGTTTTCTGGAAAATCTTTTAAGTATTCTAATTTTAGGTTAGATGCACCATTTGGAACTGAAACACAATTCTTAAAACCTGCCTCATAAAAAGATAATTTATCCATTTCCCCCTCAACAATAATAGCCTCATCACAACCTGCAATATCATCAAGACCATACATTACCCTCTCTGCATCTTTTACTAATTTAAAGTTTTTATCACCATCTCTATATTTAATGTTTATTAATTCATTATCTCTATAATAATTAAATTGAATAGTATTTCTTTCTTCACCTGCTTGTGGCATGTATTCTTTTCCCTCAGAAACTCTATTTGATAATAATGTTTTTTCAGATATACCTCTATTTTTAAAAAAGCTTAAAAACTCATTAGAGTATTGTGATGTTTTTATTATTTGTTTTGGTTTTATATATTTCATTTCTTCCATATAATTATGTTTTTTTAAAGCACCAGACCACCCACAATTATGACAATTCCAAACACCCTCATCTATGTTTACAGAAAGGCATGGCTCTGATTTTTTTCTTCTATCATGAGAACATTTTGGACACTTAACTTTAGTTTGTCCAGATGACCTTTTTATTTCTATGCCATATTGATAAAATGATGTCATAGTATCATTCCTTTTAATTTACCAGTGGATATTCCACCATTGTCTAAATCGTATTCATCATTGAAACACTCCTGATTTAACCAAGTAACAGCATGTTTCCTAAACTTTTTATCAGGAGTATTTCTAACATATATAGGGGCAACATCAATACATTTGTTACAATCTTCAATAGATAATTTTAAAAACTTATCTTTTGCTGATTTTTTACCTATTGATTTTTGATACAATTTCCAAAATTCTTCAAACAATCTTTCTTTTTCTTTTTTGTTATAATTATTATTTTGTTTATCTATATTATTCTCTTTATTATTATGTTTTAACTTTTGTTGTATAGGGTTTTTAACTTTTGTTAAAGAGGTCTTTAATAATCGTTTGTTACCCTCATCTTGTTTTATAGTAGAGGTAACATATCCTTTATCTATAAGCGATTTAATTACAAGAGATACTCTAGTGGTAGAAAGCCCAAAGAACTTTCCAAAATAGGCATTACTTGCATAACAACCCCCATTGTTATCCAAGGAGTCTATCTCCACTAGAAATACCTTTTCTTGTAATGTTAAATCTTTTGATAGCCAGACGTAGTTAGGAATCCAAATTCCTTTAAATTTTCTTTTCATTTGCTTGTTTGTTTTGTAGTAAGCAGGGTTTTACCCCTGCCTACATTTTTACCATTTAATGGCTTGTATTAAAATGGTAAGTCATCATTACTATTATTACTACTTACTGTGGCAGAAGCTTTACTAGCATCAGGTTTCCAAGTGTCAACTTTAAGATAATGAGTAACTCCTTTATCAGATGGTTCTTTTCTTCTATTCATAATAAGATTACACCATCCATTTTCATCAACCTCTTTTAATTCATTGATAAAATCTTCAGTTTTTATACTGATTTTCATTTGTGAACCCCCATTATCAAATGTTCTTTCTTTAATAAGGATTCCGTTTATATATTTCGTTTCTTCCATGTTTATAAAATTTTAGTTAGTTAATTTAATTAATTGATTTTTCTTTTCAGTTAAAGTATCTATTAGGTTTTGTAAATTTTTAACCTCTAAAGATATGTCTTCAACATCTGCATCCATAATCTGACTCCAAAATGTGTCAGCTATAAGGTTATACATTTCTCTATATTCTTTAAAGAAACCCATGTTGTCATCATAAGTTTTAACATAATGACATATAGTTGAGTGGTCTCTATTTATTATTTTACCACTATTTATAAGGTTTATATCTAGCTCTTTGTGTAACATATATCCAACAATATGTCTAGGAACAATTAGCTCTTTATATCTTTTTTTACCAACTATATCCTTTCTTTTTATTCCAGTAATAGATTCTGTGACCTTGAACAGTAAATCTATCTTATTTTCTTTAATAGTATCTATCATTATACATTTCGTTTGCTTTATTAAAAACTCTTCTCAATTTTGTGTCACTAGATAAATTGGATAATTGTTTTAATATGTTTATAAATTTTACTTTAGGACTCTCACCTTTTTTGTGTTCATCACAAACAGAGGTTACACTGTAACCTAAAATCTCATGAAAATAAAGAGATAATGTCTTTGATTGCAACGTGTATTTGTGAGGACTTTCCCCTAAAAAACCTAAAGCATCATATTTTTCTTTTCTATAATAAAATATAGGTTTAGTAGCCCAAAGAGATTCAGGTATTAATTTGTAAAAATCAATATATTGCTCAACGCTAATATAGTTATTTTTTCTGTGATTTAAAAAATTCAAAACCATAAAGTTTAAAATTTTATTAATCTCTTTAATATCCACGCTGTCTTTTAAGTGCTTTGTAAAATTGCTCCCTACAATCTCTTGGGTTGTCGTTTTCTTTGAGGTCATAAATGATTTGGTTTGCTTGTTCATAAGTTAATTCTTCTAAGTTCATATTTACATAATTTTGACCGACTGATGATGTTTGACATAAACCCTCTATTTTTGATATTTGCCACCAGGCTATAGGTTTGTCATCTAATATATCATCAATCCAATCTTTTTCTTCACTCATATTAAGACCTTTTGAAGTCATCACTCTCATCTTCAGAGAAGATTCCATGTTGATAAAACCCAGCAAGCTTAAGGACGCACCTGCTCATAGCACGCTTTTCGGCCATGGAAACCACATAGGCATTTTTATTATTTTTAGGAGCTGCCTCACCAAATGTTTCAATAACATTATCTCCCATTTTCCCAGTTGCCTTTATTAGACAATGTGAATGGTCATTTGATAAATTTACTAAATCATAAGAAATGCTGATATTTTGGGCGGCCTGAATCTTATCTATGCCAGCTCTTGTGATTATAGTGTAGTGAGCATGTTTAAAAACATCCTCTTGAACTAAATTATTTTCTATAAATAATCTTCTTAAAATTTCTTTTTTTGTTTCTTTTATATTATCCATTGTTTTCTTCTTTTTGGTTAAACATACTGTATATAAGTTCACTAATTGTTTTTTCTGGAATATCCCAAGCCTTGCCTAGGATAATCATTTCTTCTATGTATTTTTCTTTGTCTGTTTTCATAATAAATGTTTTGATTACTTTATATTAATACAACATTAAAATCTTAATTCCAAATTTATTGGACACAAATTTAAAAAAAATTCCAATCATTTCCTATTTATTCCTTTAATTTCCCTAAAAAAAGTTCTAATTATTGTATAATTGCATTTAAAACCCACACTATATGAACTGGTATAATATAAAAAACCTATCCGAATCCTCTACCGAAGTGGTAATATATGACGAGATAGGTACTTTTGGTATAGATTCTAAAACATTTATTGATGAGTTAGCTCAAGTTCCAAAGGATAAAGAAATTTTATTGCGTGTAAATTCACCAGGTGGGAGTGTTATAGATGGACTTGCCATTTATGATGCTATAAGACGCACTTCCCAAAAAGTTACAACACGAATTGAGGGTCTTGCCGCTTCTATTGCTTCTATTATAGCTTTAGCAGGTGATGAGATTATAATGAGTGAAAATAGCTTATTTATGATACATAATGTTTGGGGGGGAGAAACAGGGGATTCCAAGGATATGAGAAAAGCTGCTGACCTTATGGACAAAATGAGTAGTAAACTTGTGTCTATTTATATGGCAAAATCAGGAAAAGAGGAATCTGAGATTCAATCTTGGATGGACGCTGAAACTTGGTTTAGTGCTGAAGAGGCTCTTGAAGCAGGATTTATTACTGCTATTGAAGAACCTATATCTTTGGCTGCCAAATTTGATATATATAAGTGTAACTACAAAAACAAGGATAAAGTAGTGCAAATGTTTAACGATTCTAAAAATTTAAAAATGAAAGAACAGATTGAAGAATTAAAAAACTTTATCTCTGAAATGTTTGAAAAAAACAAAGAGGTAAAAAATGTAAAGATACTTGATTCTACTGAAGTGAATGATAAAATCTCATCTTTGGAAAACGCTATTTCTGCGTCAGAAAAGACTAATGAGGAATTATCTGAAACTTTAAAGAAAAAAGAATCTGATATTGTAGCTCTTGCTGATGAGATGACAAATCTTGAAGCTGAGGTTGCTAAACTAAAAGGAACTTCAAGTGAAGTCACTCCTGAAAAAGACCCAAATCCAGTTGTTGAAGATGATTCAACTCCTGTTAACGCTTGGGATTCTATTGCAGGAAGTATAATTAACAATAAATCTATTTACTTAAAATAATAAAAAATGGCTGAAATGATAACTGGTGTCACTTCTTGGAGTCAAGAAGAGGTACAAAAATACTTTTTAGAGCCTTTATTTGTTTCAAATAATTCTCTGAAATACATGGATGTGATGACAGATGTTTCTGGAGCTTCTATCAACTTAGATAGATACGCTGCATTGAAAAATGTTACTAAAGCACACGCTTTATCTGCATTTTCAAGTTCTGCTCAAACATCTGCTAACACTAAAGTTGAATTAACTTTAAAAAGATTAGAGGTTGAGCATCAAACTGCTGCATTTACAATGTTTAATCACATAAAATCGCAATTATTAAAAAAAGGTATTGCAAGAAACGATATTTCTGGAACTATAATTCAAGAAATTGTATCTACTTTACTAATGCAAGGAATTTCAAGAGATTTCTCTTCTATCCTATGGTGGGGTGATGAGGATGATGGTGATGCTACTCCATACTCTCTTAAAAATGGTTTCTGGAAAATAATGAGTGAGCAACTTGAGGGTGGTTCTGCTGCTGCTGGACAGGCTACTGTCAATGGTGGTAACGCTTTAACAGGCCTTGAGAATATGATAGCTGCAAGAAGTAATGACTTAGCTGCTCAAGATAATGTTATTTGGTGTTCAAGAGCTTTTGCTGATGACTACAGAAAACAATTAAGAGCTGAAGATACGCATGTTGATGCTTATAGAGACTTGCAAAATGGAATAGCGAACTTATCGTTTAATGGTATTCCAATGGTTGTAGTTCCTGAGTGGGATGCTGATATTGCTCAAAATGGTGGCAATATGGCTGACATGGATGGGAATATAGCTCCTAATACTACTGCTGAGACAATGGCTGCTGTATTAACTATGCCAGGTAACTTTACTGTTGCAACGGATTTTAAATCTAATCCAGTGGACATGTGGTACAATAGAGATGAAAAAATGAATCGTTTTAGAATGACTTATTCTTTCGGATGTAACATTAAAGAACCGACTATGTGGGTTTCTAATGCTCAGACTACTTAATAATTGAATGTTTAATAATTAAAATACTATAAAAAATGGCTTGTATTACTAAAGGGCATACTATTGCGTGTTCAGACAGAAATCGTAGAGGTGGTATTAAAAGAATTTGGTTATCAGAGGTTGATAATGTCGGAATGGCGGACTTTGCTGTTGACGGAACAACTGGTGCTATTGACCAAATGCTTTCTACTGCTGCTTATGAGTTTGAGTTTGAAAGAGAAACTGCTGGTTTCACTGCTAACGCAACTAGAGAAAATGGCTCAACAAAAGTGGATGTAGAACTAGAGTTCTATGTTCCAAAGGTTACTAATGATGTGGCATTACGATTGAACGAGTTAACTTGTTCATGTGGTGTTGTCGCTGTAATTGAAACTTTCGCAACTGACGCTGATGAAGATAATTACTTCTTTGTTTTAGGGTGGGATAAAATCTTTACTAAAAATGCTTACTTGGAGTTTACTTCTGGTGAGATGGCTTCTGGTCTTGCTTTGCAAGATGCTAACGGAACTGCTGTTAAGTTAGCTGGTATTCAAGGTGAATACCCAAGAGAATTGAAGATGGACACTACTCCAGTTGTGGAGGGAATTTACAGTTCAAATGCAGCAGGAACAGGTTATGTTAACATAGCTTGGGCTGATGCTTCACTTACTGATAGTAAGTGGTATATTCAGTACACTTAATAGTGTGTTGATTTATATTAAATTAAGGGGTATTGCAAAGTACCCCTTAGTTTAGTATATTTGTGAAACATTAAAAATTATATTATGTATAAAATAAATGAAAAGTGGTTCACTAGGGAAGATAAGAATGGTTCTGTTGATGAGGTTGTTATAGCTGGTAAAAAACTTATTATTGGTTCTAAGAAAGAACTTTGGAGAGGAAATGTTTATATACAAGGAGAAATACCTCAAGACCAAAGACTTCTTAAAGCTCTTTATGATATGGATAAACCATACATTGAAAAAGTTGAAGAGAAAAAAGCTCCTGTAAAAACAAAAGTTTCTAAACCTAAAAAATCTAATATAAAAGATGAGTCAAAAGACATCAGCGAAGAGAGCAAAGAGGTATCAACAGAAGAGAAAGAAGACTAATAAATTATTGGCTTACGGTTTTTCTAAAAACATTTCTAAAGACGCACCTGCTGAAAAGAAAAATTTAGACAACCTACAGTATGATTGGATTCCTTTTGGTGATGACAATTTGTTTCCACAACTTCTTAGTGAATTATCAAGAAGTGCCTCTACACACAGGGCAATTCTAAATACAAAAACTACCTTTACCATTGGTGAGGGTATTTCTACATCTAATAGTAAAACAGCTAAATATCTTGAGGATGTTAATGCTGACGGAGAAACTATTAATGATGTTTTAAGAAAGGTAATATCAGATTACTGGACTCATGGCAACGCTTACATGGAGGTTGTTAAGGGTAAGGGTTACATGAATCTTTATCATATTGACGCAACAACTGTTAGGGTTAATAAAAATAAGAAGAGTTTGCTTCTTCATCCAAATTGGGCTGATGCAAAAAGAAGTCCTGAGTTAGCAAAGTCTCTACCTATATACCCAAACTTTGATAAGAGAAAATCTGTTCAAAGGTCTATTATAAAAATGTGTGATTATGAAAGCACATACTATTACTATGGTTTACCTGATTATATAGCAGCATTAGACCATATAAAAATATCACATCAAATAGGAAAATACAATTTAACAAGGTTTAAAAATGGATTTATGCCATCTGCAATTATAGAATTAGGGGCAGATATGTCTGAGGAAGAGGCAGAACTATTTATAGAACAAGCAAAAGAAAAGCTTACTGGTGAAAATAACAATTCTAAAATGTTATTTATAGCTAAGAATGGAGATGAGAATGCAACTAATGTTCAAATTATTAATGACACTAGTGATGGTTCTTTTATGGAGCTACAAACAATAACTAATGATAATATAATATCTGCTCACAGATGGAATCCTGCTTTATCAGGTATTCAAGTGGCAGGCTCTTTGGGCAATAATCAACAGATATTAACTATATATGATATAGTTATGTCAACGGTTATTAAAGAACCTCAACAAATGATTTTAAGAGGTTTAAAGAAGTTGTTAAAAAGAGAGTTGGGTTTAGAAGTTGCTGATTTAAATATCACAACAAAGCCTCCAGTAACAATGCTTGGGGCTATTAACCCAACGGAATATATATCCATTCAGGAGGGGAGAAAAATCTTCCATTTACCTGAGTTGAGTGATGAGGAATTAGAAAAGCTTTTACAAGAAAAGGCTGCTCAAGAATTAATAAAAGTAGAAACTAAAAAAGATAATAATGGCGAACCTGATAACAGCGAGTGAGGTAATATCTAAAGCATTTACCAACTCAAACACAGATACTGCTCTTATAAAGGACTCCTTTATAGATATTGCTCAATACAACCATTTGAGGCCTGTTATTGGTGAGGATCTTTATAATCTCATAGTATCTGAAAAAAACGCAGGTGTTGTTTGGAGTTTAACTGCAACTTGTGTTACTGATGCTGATTCAGCTACAGTAACATCAACTTCCGCTTTTACATCAGGAGCTAAAAATTGGTATGCAGAGGGGACAGGTATTCCTATGTTTAAAGATGGTTACGATACAGATGAAAATAATCATTACACAAAAATAGCAACATTTACTGATTCTAGTAATATAACTTTAAATGCTACAGCTAATGGATCTGGAACGTCTATAACTCTTTATAGTCCTGTTGGTTATTTAGTTGAAAAATATATAAAAGATTTACTTGCTTTTGCTGTTAAATTTGAGGTTTTACCTGATATGACTTATAACTCTACATCACAAGGTATTGTAGAGAATCTAGCAGATTTTACAACTCCTGTTAACAGTAAGAAATTAA